CGGATCCCGCTGAAAAGCGATTCTTAGAAGTCTTGGCACATCAACCCACTCACGCCTCCTGAGGGTGAAAACCTTCGGTCCAGCCAAATATCATCTAATCAATGGTATTGATTGTGCTATGGTGGTAAAGTTCCACTCCCTTTTAACAAAGTGTAGTTATCCAGACCGTCGCAAGTTTGGACGTAAACATGTGTTTGCAGCTCATGAAACGACTATTAACGAGAACATTAAAAGGGGATTACCTTAATATTATAAGCAATGAAAAATAACTTCTCACTACTTAACCTATTGCGGCGATCGAAAGGAGCCAAAAAAGACTGGATAACTCTTCCTGAGTTAAAAAGTTTTAGCTGGTTTCCTATCCTTCTAACGGGTTCTGTTGATAGACGTTCTTCCCTTAAGTTGCTAAACAAACGGATCGTAGCGCTAGTTGAAAATAGCGGATGGTCTTTTACCTTCTCTTATTTAAAAGAGGGTTTAAGACTTACGATTCGGGCACTGGCTGGTCAACCGGAGACTCGTTGGGATAATTCTATTCCTCGGGTAAAACGGGATCGGCTCGGCTATCCTACCATACTTCCAAAACCTCTTAGAGAGAGTCTTTTAGACCCCTCAAAGAATATTGGAGTGGTACGGGCAACGCTTTGTATACTTTCTGTTTTCAGAACCTTTAAAGTTCCTGTGAAACCGTCATTATCGTCTATTTTAGATGATTTTGATGGAACATCACGGACGTTTGATTGCTTAATCATTCGTAAAGCTTTAAGGGCCTTGAAATTGAGAGTGAAATTCGGATCATTCCGTGGTTTCATTTCCGAGTCTTCAGGACCAAATAGCAAATTTGCTACTTGGGGTGCAAGTATAGATGCCTTGGCATTTATTGAGTACCCTAAACAGTTCTACTATTTCTGTAGAATTGCTATAGTATCTAAAAGCTTTTGGTATCTAATGTGGCTTATAGTTATTCTTATAACTATTGGACCAACTTACATCCTGTTAAGAACATGTGGAGTGATGGCACCAGTGAGAATGGGTCGTCTTTCAGTGGTTTATGATCAAGCTGGAAAAGCCAGAGTAGTTGCAATAACTAACTGGTGGATCCAATTATGCTTGAAACCGTTACATGACTCAATCTTTAGAAGTCTTAGACCTCTAGAGACTGATGGAACTTTCGATCAAGCGGCTCCTCTAGATGCATTATATGCAAATAGAGACCCTAAATCAAAGTTCTCATGTTTCGATTTATCATCAGCTACTGACAGATTACCGATTACACTACAAGTCGATATACTAAACGCCTTAGGTGTTAGAGGAGACCTGTGGTCCGGAGTTCTAGATTTTCCTTGGTCTATAAGTGCAGAGTTGCTAAAAGCTGATAAAGGCTTTAATGCAGCTCTTTTACACTTTAAGACCTTTCCATCTCATATATCTTTGCACCCTATCCGAAAGGAATGGAGTGTAAAATATAAAGTTGGTCAACCTATGGGTGCCTATTCTAGCTGGGGAATGTTGGCTGTGACACATCATGTTATAGTTCAAGTTGCCGCACTTAGAGTGGGTCTGAGTAACTTTAAACACTATTGTGTATTAGGTGACGATATCGTTATTAATAACGATAAAGTTGCCGAGGCATACATAGATTTAATGTCTGCCTTAGGCGTGAAAATTAATCCTAGCAAGTCAATTATATCAATGGATGTAGTTGAATTTGCGAAAAGATGGTTAACACCCTACGGTGAGATCTCTCCAATCGGTCCAGGTAATATCCTGAACTGTTCGAGAAATCCGGGGGCATTGGGTAGTTTGTTGTACGAAGCTCATAAGAAAGGTTATTTAGCTACTACCGGTCATGTGTTGAATCTATTGCCAAAAATGCCTGGTGTTTTCACCAGCCATATGGCTTTAGCTCTTAACGCTTGTTTTGGACTCACTGGTTGCTTTCATCCCACAAGCCAACTGGACACGAGAGTGTTGAGTTGGTGTTCATATGGGTTGTTAAGCGAACCAATGGTTGTACGTTATTCTTTTTACAACGGGCTTTTACAAGCCTTAGTAACAGAATTACGGGAACAACTTAAGTCAAACAGTAGACAGGAAGCACTCTTCTTGAAGAGCGCTTTCCGTATAACTGGCGTTAGAACCAAAACTCTAAGATTCTTTGAGTTAACCACTTTGCTTATTAATCCTGGCTTCTACCTTTACCTCCAGTCCTGCGTAATAACAGAACAGGAGATAATGGATGAACTATCATTTCTATTTTCAAGTAGACCTGGTAGCTGGGATGATATCAAGATGATTTCAGATCGATCTCCTCAAATTGTTCCTGCACTCCTGAAATGGGGTACAGAGAATAATCGGAAGGCTGCCAAAGACTTTGGTATCTTTTATCGTAAGTTGGATTCTGCAATTATGCAGACCGCTCATGATATAAGACCAATGGCCGGAGCAGACGGGATCAATATTTATTAACTCGACTCACTTACGCTGAACTTGATCTGCTTGAAATATTAGTATGACGAGTTCACTTAAAGCTCGAAAGGCTTAGTAAGTAAAGTTAGAGGGAGCCTACGGATGGTCAATCCGGGCGGACCTAGTACCGATTAATTTCGG